GACAGCCAACAAATTAGCCAAGGCTTTCTTGACGATCTCAAAGACAAACGAAACCACAGTACGAACCAGCTCGAAGGTGACTTCCAGCATGTAGCTTCGATACCTGTCATCTTTGTCGAGAAGTGGAAGAAGGAAGGCTTTGACATCATGGATGGCTCAGTGCCTTTCAAAGAAATCATAAAGAAGCTGAAAGCAGAAAACTTAGATGGCTTCATGGCAACAGAAAAGAGTATCTGATGGCTTACAGTGGACCTAAGAAGTTTAGCAAGAAAGTCGGCAACAAGACCGTTAGGTATGGTGCCAAAGGGTACAAAGTTAAGTCAGGCACATCTGACGGTGACAGCTACTGTGCTCGATCTGATGGGCAGATGAAGAAGCATCCTAAAGCTGCCAAGAACCCAAACTCACCTCTAAGACTGTCTCGCGCTAAGTGGAAGTGCAGCGGTAAGAAATCACGGAGATCATAATGCCTAATGTTGGTGGACAGAAATACGCATACACGAAGGCTGGTAAAGCTGCTGCAAAGAAAGCTGCTGTGAAGATCGCTTCAAATAAGAAGAAGAAGCCTAAGAAGGGGATGGCGTAATGGTTGCTAAAGCAGGTTTGTACAAAAACATTGATCTAAAGCGAAAGCGTATAGCTGCTGGTTCTGGTGAGAAAATGCGGAAGGCTGGTGCAAAAGGTGCGCCAACAGCAGCAGCGTTTAAGAAGGCAGCAAAGACTGCAAAGCCAAAACCTAAAACTGGAAGGGCATAACCTATGAATTACGGCGATATCAAAAGTCACTTCAATAACGTGCTCAACAGAAGCGACATAACCGCAGCCCTAACTGAAACATTCATTGACCAAGGTATCGCGCGTATTCAGCGTCAGCTCCGCACTCCTCTTAACGAGAACTTGAGCACATATACAATCACGAGCCGTACAACCTCAGTAGTTCTCCCAAGTGATTTCTTAGAGATCATTTCACTGTACTACGAGGACACTGAGCTTCAACGCATACCTATGTCAAAGTATAGAGCTGTAGCAGTTAGTCCGATCCAAGGAAGTCCAACTACATTTATCCGTCAGCAGCAAAACCTGTTTCTGCATCCAGAACCGGCATCAGGTAGTCTAGTTTTGTACTATTATGCTGAGTTTGCGCCGATGGTTCAGAACACAGATGAAAACACACTAGCCGCTGTAGCTCATGACCTGATCATCTATGCTGCACTCACCTACGCCGCTGACTTCTACCTAGATGAACGTGCGCCTCTGTTTGAGACAAAGTACAACCAGTTCCTGTCTGAGATTCAAGAGCAAGCAAACGACCAAGAAATGAATGGTGGCATCCAGTCCATTCAGCCGACTTACACATATACTGATTACCAGTCGTCCTACAATACGAACTAAGAGGCACAAATGGCAAACAGCAGTTTTTATAAAAACGTAGGCACTAGTACCCAGCTTCAGGGCAGCGCGAGTGCATCAGCAGCCGCCGCCCTAGCTTCAGAACAAGCTGCGCTTGCCAGCAAGAACGCTGCCGCAGTATCTGAAACCAATTCAGCCGCATCAGCCGCATCAGCACTCGTTCATTCAAATGCAGCAGCAAGCAGTGCTTCATCAATTAACGCAAATGCAATTTCAACCGCTGCCGATGTCATTACAGCAGCCGGTCATGCTGCTACGACTACCGCCGATGCTACGCAGACCAATCTCGACAAAGTTGCGACAAATGCTGATGTTGTCCTAACCAATGCCGATGTGGTTTTAACAAACGCTAATGTCGTTTTGACAAACGCCGATGTGATAGCAGCAGCAGCTTCGGCAGCGGCGGCAGCAAACTCCTATGACCAATTTGACGACAGATATCTTGGGTCACTCACTGGATACGCTACTGCTCAGACTGGCCCTGCGCTAGACAATGACGGTAACGCATTGGTCAGCGGAAGTTTGTTTTTCTCAGCCGATGCAAACGAAATGCGGGTGTACGATGGTAACGGATGGATTGCCGCTTCTTCAACTAGTGCAGTCAGTTTAATCAACTACCATTATACAGCCACTGCTGGTCAGACCATCTTCACAGGCTCAGACGACAACAGTAATACACTTAGCTATTCCGTGAGCAATCTCATAGTCACGCGGAATGGTGTCGTGCTTGAGGATGGTACGGATTTCACAGCCAACAATGGAACAAGCGTTGTTCTGGCTGTAGCAGCGACAGTAAATGACGAAATCAATATAGTTGCTTTTATGTCATTCACGACAGCCGACATGGTTAGTAAAACCAATGGTGGCGCATTTGTTGGTAACGTAGACTTTGCCGCTGGCATTGACGTTACTGGAAACGTGACAGTCACAGGCACTGTTGATGGGCGTGATGTTTCAGCGGATGGCACGAAGCTAGACGGCATCGAAGCATTAGCAGACGTAACAGACGCAACCAATGTTACAGCCGCTGGTGCAGCTATGCTGACTGGCGCAACCTTCACAGGCGCAGTAACAGCTACCAGTTTCTCAGGTGACGGTTCTGCACTGACAGGTATCACAACTCCAACTCTTACCAGTCTCAGTATTGATAACCACGACCAACTTACAGTCGCGGCCAATGGTGACACAACTGTTGGCGGAACAGGCGCACTTACAGTTCCAGCGGGAACCACAGCGCAGCGTCCTGCTTCACCCGCTGTCGGAATGATTAGGTACAATACAACCTTAGACGAGCTAGAGGAATACCGCAGTGGTGCGTGGGAAACCTTGTCAAAGACTTTCTCTGCAACAGGCGGAACCATGACAACGACTGGCGGCTACACATACCATGCGTTCACTACTTCCGGCTCTTTTACTGCTTTTTCAGACGGTCAAGTTGACGTACTCATCGTTGCTGGCGGTGGCGGTGGAGGCGGCTGGGGAGGCGGTGGCGGCGCAGGTGGAGTTGTTGAAGCTACATCTGTGAGCGTAGCCCAAGGTGCTTACTCAATTATTGTAGGTGGCGGCGGTGCAGCTTCTTCGGCAAGTCAGGCTGTTGGTACTTATTTGGATGGCGGTAGTGGAAGCCCCTCAAGCGCACTCGGTCAAACAACAGCAGTCGGTGGCGGCGGTGGTGGACAATTTGCGATCAACGGCCTTGTGGGTGGCTCTGGCGGCGGGGGTGGTTCTTCGTCAACAGCAGCTACTTACTATGGTGGGGCTGGTACATCAGGTCAGGGTAACACTGGCGGTGCTTGTCAAGGCAATAGCAGTCAAAATCCATACCCACGCGGCGGCGGCGGCGGCGGCGCAAGCCAAGGCGGGTTTTTCTCGAATGGAATTGTTGGAGTTAACAATACACAAGGAAAAGGCGGGGATGGCATAACTAAATCTAACTTCTCTCAGTTTGGCGTTTCTGGTGTTTTTGCTGGTGGTGGTGGTGGACATACTGATGGCAGAGGCATCTTTGTTGGCACTCACACAGATGGAGGTTCTGGAGGCGGCGGTGACGGTGGAGCGTATATTGTCGCAGGAAGTCTAGCGGCTCAATCTGGCACAGTTAACACAGGCGGTGGTGGCGGTGGTGCTTATAATCAAGTGGGAGCCGGTGGCTCCGGCATAGTCATCATCCGTTACGCAGCATAGGAGAAACAAATGGCACATTTTGCAAAAGTACAAGGTGGCATTGTGACTAAAGTCATTGTTGCCGAGCCAGACTTCTTTGACAGCTTTGTTGATGCGAGTGCGGGTGAGTGGATACAGACTTCATATAATACTAAAGGCGGTCAGCATCCAGAAAACCGTCCACTACGAAAAAACTACGCTGGTATCGGCTTTACATATGATGCACAGCGCGATGCTTTTATCCCACCACAACCGTTTACAAGCTGGACACTGAACGAAGACACCTGTCTTTGGGATGCGCCAGTTGCTTACCCTGACGATGGCAATCCCTATAAATGGAATGATGACACCCAGTCTTGGGTCGAAATAGTGACGGAGTAACCTCACATGACAAAAGCAAATGACCTCGCTTCCTTGCTGGACGCGAATGGGGATGTTGTGTCTACAGCATTGGATAACGTACCACCATCAAACGATGCCTCTGCACTAAGCACAGGTACACTTCCAGACGGTAGATTTCCTGCAACCTTACCAGCGGTGTCTGGGGCAAACCTAACTGGTATTCCGACACCGACCTTGACCAGTCTGGGCATTGCTAATCACAACCAAGTGACTGTCACATCAGGCGGTGCGGTGAGTGCTACTAGCTTCGCTGGTGATGGCTCTAATCTCACAGGCATCACCGCAGGTGCTGCTGGTGCAGGTTACTTCGATGGGAACAACGGCGCAGCCGGAGATACCACAAACGGCAAGGGTGACATCTTTCGTGTTCACTCGCAGACACTCACTTCAAATGTAACCATAGGCTCTACAGACAACGCTTTGGCTGTTGGCCCCCTAACGATTGACAGTAGCACTGTGCTGACCGTCAACGGAAACCTGACGGTGGCATAGATGGCTAGTATTCTTAATGTAGACCAAATCAACAACGCGGCAGGTACGTCTGCTGTCACGATTGACGCAAGCACAGGCAAGCCATCGTTTCCGAATGGTGCAGTACTGCCAGCGGGTAGTGTGGTGCAGGTTAAACAATCCGTAAAGACTGATACTCAGAGCATTTCGACTGATTTCGTGTTCACAAAGATATCAGGTTTAACTGTTAATATCACACCAACTTTAGCAAATAGTACCTTCGTTATTACAGCTAGTGTTCTTGCTAACAGTTCATACTTTTCTTATGGGTTTTTGATTTACAAAGATGGTTCTGACATAGGGGTAAAAGGTGACACTCAAAACAGTAACACCCGTGTCGCTTTTGGCGGGAACACCTATGATGGAAATAGCGGTAACGAAGACTATGAGTGCCGTATGGAGACTTATACTTATCTTTATCAATCCACTGCTCCGGCGGGTACAC